GATTAAGTAAGCATTCTCTAATAGCACTACTTCTAGGTGATAGTTTAGCTAAGGATTCAAAAATAATTGATTGAGTATTTAGTAAAGTTTTAAAAGTAGGGGATTCTTTAATGTTATTAAGATTAATGCCATACTTCTCTTGAAGAAGGTTAGATGCGAGTTCTCTAAGAGGTTTTTTCATCTCAAAGAGAAGCTTAGTATATTCTTTTAGATCATTCTTGCTATAAGAAACATCTTCATGAAGGGAGTTTAGATTTTTAGAAATCGTATTAGACAGTTGCTTCTTTGAAATAAGAGCAAGGTAAGGAATTTCTACAAAGGCTTCAACAAGAGATCTACTAACCGTTTCCTTATCGTTTTCAAATATATTCCTTGAAAGCTTAGAAATACAATCTTCGGTCACCCAAACCATATCAAAAGACTTCTTGGACTCAAGAATCTCTTTCTTCATAAGTTCTTGCTTACAAACTATCTCGTAAATGTCAGAAGACTCCTGAAGAGGGAATTCAATAGACTCCTGTTCCTTTAGCTGGTCAATAGACATTCTATCAAAACTAAACGCTTTAGATACAGTGTCTGAGAGCTTAACAGCATTACGGATTTCAGGGATACTTGAAACTTTCTCTAAATTCTCCTTAATAAAACTAGAGATATTCTCAGAAAGCTCTATGAACCTTTCAAACTCAGAAGTTTCTAAAATATTGAAAGTGTTATTAAAGGATTCTTTCTTTTCTCTTAGAGTGTCCACGGTTTCGTTAAACTTCACCTTTTGAGTCCAAGAATCTATTATTGAATCAAAAATCTCACCAGACTCGGACAACTTATCTGAATAGACGCTTTCTATAAAAAGAGAAATTTGATTCTTGGAAGCTGAATCAAATTTCTCCTTATTACTAAAAACCTCACCAGATTCAACAACAATGTTGTCAAATATGATCTTATCGGTAAAATAATAATTACCTTCTATAATGTTACCACTTTCTGAGACAAAAGTAACTGAGTTATCTTCACTATCAACTGAGAACACCGAGACATTTTCCCGTATGGTATGTCCTAAATTATCGGCTAGTAGACTTAAATTTGTAATTTTCTTATTTCTTTGGTTGAAAAACTTTTGCATATCTGTATATTTTTATATATAAACTCTATTTATATAGTATAATAAGCCCTATTTAGGGTTCACTTATTTTTATTTTTAATAATTCTATCAATTATCTTGTATTTTTCTGATGATTCTCCTTCTTCGATAAGGAATTTCTTCCTTAAGTAAGAGAAATCTTCAATACTTTCTTTCTTCTGACTAGGCTTTGGTTTTGGTTTGTTTACGGCCATGTCATTTTTCGCTTGATTATCCGAAACCGCCATATCCATAGAGGCTTGGTTTTGTGATTGAGCCATATCTACTTCCCCTTGGGTTTCGATCTGTTCGGCCTCACCTTGTCCCTGAGCTTGAGCCTGCGCGGCCATTTGCTGATTTTCCTTCTCAGCGGCTGCATCCTGCTCCTCCTCAAGTTCTTTTTTGATAATTTCAATCTCAGTAGGAGTAAGGTTATAGAACTCTTTGTATATTTGGGATGTTGGGAATAACCCCGTGCCCACAACTGCCTGAACGACCCTAGCCTTAGCTTCATCAATTTCCAATTTCCTTTTTATAAAGACATCGGAGGGATCAGGAAGTTCAACCTTAAGATCCTTAATAATAGTTTTAGGATATCCAATTAATTCTAGATGTTTTTTAGCTATTTCACAAATACCAATAGCGACACTATCCTGGACCCTTTGGATAACCCTAGCAAATTTAACATCTAACTGGGACAAGTTAGCCTTTCTTTCAGGAGACTTGTCATACTCTACAATGTAATCCTTAGGAATCTTAAGAGTTGCTAGTAGCTTATCTCTAAAGTACTTAACATCATCAACCTCACCTAGATTTTCTGCCCCTTTAAGGGTTTCTACTTTAGTTCCCTGGTTTCCTCTAATAGGGATAAAGAAGTCTTCATCTACGGAAAGGGGGTTATATCGACCATCAACTTGGTTATTGTTATGGAACTTTTCCTTCTTAAACCTAGTTTTAACTGTTTCGAGGAAGGCTTCTGCTTTTGAGGAGGGCAAGTTACCTACATCAATATAAAAGATTCTTCTCTCAGGAGCCCTTGATAGCCTGTAAACAAGCATAGCATCTTCCATTAGCTTCAAGGAACGATAAACCCTCATAGCACCAGCCAGAATAGATTTACCATAAGGATAATACTTAGGGTCTGAGGTATGTAGTCTAAGGTGAATTATCTGGTTCTTGTCCAATTCAACATAGTTATCAGTTTGATTACCCCAAACCCCCGCATTAGAATTTGAATTAGGTATTTGTTGAATAAAGGTTTTTAAGTACCCAAATTTGTCTTCAATTCTTAAAATGTAATAAGGGTTTAGTATCTTAATTTTGCGTATACCGTCCCCCATATTGGCAGCATTAGCCACTATTTCAATAAAAGAGTCCCCAAACTTACATGTACCTCTTACTAAATCCCAATAAACCCTTTCTAATCTAATTCTATCAAATAACTTCTCAACTTCCTTAATAGCGTCTACACTCTCAGAACGAACTAACCACCTTTTATTTCTAATATCCTTTTGGGTAGAATCATCTGCGTAAATATCCAAAGCGGCAACAAGCTCAGGATAATCGTCCATTTTCTCGTATTCATCGTACCTGCGCTTCCTATTAAGCTCCGCTTCTGGCATGAACGGCATACCCTTCGTGTAGCTCCACAAGGGCTGGGTCATTGAATCTAGTGACGCATTATGATTAACATAAAGATCTCCTTCGACCCCTCTTGGATCACTAGCCGCTGCAATCTTCTCCTGGGCCTTTGTTGCAAAGAACTTTGCAAATATCTTGGACATATACCCAGTGGTATACCCTTGAGGACTCCCATCAGATACGGGGGTCCAAGTAGTCATTCCAGGACCAGCGTTTTCGTTTATTTGATTATCCATGTAATATCTTCCGTTGTGTTACCCGTAGAGGTTATAACTGTATGGGCTTTTAAGGGCATGGGCGGTTTCGTATCTTTAGTAGGGTTAAATTTAACTATCTCAGGATTGGTTTCGACATACCTTCTACTACCATATATAGATAGAGCTAAACTCATAACCAAATCATCATTTTGTCCAGTATCTGCCTGTACTTTACCACTATTGCTTATAATAAAGGTATTTAGCTCCTTGACGGTCCTTTTTGAGTTAATTTTAACCTCATTAGTACGGATAGCTTCTTCCATATCAACTAGAATATTATCCCTATTTTTGGCTGTAACCTGCAAACCCATGTTGTATTTCTCATCAAACCATATATTCTCATACTCTAATTGGTTAAATAAGTAGTCTAATAGGTTATTACCTATGGTGTTCCTCTCAACCAGTATTGTACATAAATTATAATAGTTCCCTTCATCAAAGCAAACTTTGGCAAACTCATTTATTGGGGTTGTATTGCTATAAAATTCAGCTACTTGCTCACCTGAATAAAGATCTATAACTTGAAAAGCCGAATAATCTCTACCCCTACCTAAAGAAACATCTACAGCCATAAAATAAGTAGAGTTAGGATCAGGGTCCTTCCAAATGTACATCCTGTTGTTATACTTCCTATAGAAATCGTCACTAACGCTTTCAGTTAAGGTAGTGAGGATAGTACCCTCAATAAAGGTATCACCTGTACCTAAGAAGTTACTCTCGTACTCCTGAAGCCATTTCTTGTGGCTAATGTTGGCCCTAGTGGTTGCCTCCCAGTCATCAATAAGAACTGGGGGATTCCTCGTCTCCATTTCCTTGTATAAATCCTCATACCCCTCAACTCTATTGTATTCTGGGTGTTCCTGCCACTTAATTTGGATAGGGTTGAAGGAGTTAGCACCAGCCTCAGCCTTGTTCCAAGCGTCATGATACCAATTACCCATACCATTAACCGTGGATAGGATGAATGCCCTACCTCCTGTGGAGATGATGGGATATACAGCAGCCCAGATAGTATCAATGTGTTCAATGAAAGCAGCCTCATCAATAATCAACCAAGACCCTGAAAGACCTCGACCAGATTGCTTACCTGACGGACGAGACTTAATATGAGAGTTATTTTCAAGCTTGAGGTTGTGAGCATTAATAGTTGTAGCCTTAGGCTTAATCCAATCAGGAAGCTCATCATACATAATCTTAATACGGTCAAGAACCTCAGTAGACTCAGTATCACCTACCGATAGAATTACAATAGTTTGGTGAGGTTTGAAAACCACCTCCCATAATGATAACCCAGAGGCTAATGTAGTACATTCTGCCTGACGGAATTTTCTAAGAATATTAAACCTATTTTCCTGAATTTCATTTACAATTGTTTCTTGAAAGGGATATAATGAAAAAGGTACTAGCCCTCTAATAGGGTGGACTACCTTAATATAGTTTTTAAGAAAGTAGATCGGATCTTCCTTACACCTCTGATACTCTTTTATATAATCTTCTTTAATCATGAATATTTACGCTTTTATATGTACTAGGAGTAAAACTCTTACAGAAACTTCTAAAAGACTATCCGCTTACTTATCTAGGGCTAACATAAGCACAAAGTTTTTAGTTAATCAAAAGTCTATCTTTGACGGTTACTCAGAAGCCTTTAAAAGATTCGATGTACAAGATAATGATATCGTTATTTTGTGTCATGACGATATAGAGATATTAACTGATACAATAGAATTAAAGGATATACTGATAACACATTGCCTAAAGTATGATAGTGGTTTTGCAGGAGTAGCTGGCACTACTTATTTATCAAAGGACGCTATTTGGTGGAATCAGGAAGTTTGGAAACAAGGGAAGCATAAAGGATTTGTGTATCACGGAAAAGATAAATTCAACTGTGAGTCTACTTTCTATGGTAGTTGTGGTAGAGTAGTTATCCTAGATGGGTTATTTTTAGCAGCCTCAGGCAAAGCACTAAAAACTATAGGATTAGATAAACCAAGTTACCTTGATGGGGGTTGGGACTACTATGATATTCATTACACCATAACGGCCCATAAGAAAGGTCTTAAAAACCAAGTCGTACCAATACAGCTAATCCACAATTCAATGGGGGAACTAGCTGGGAGAGAGTCTTGGCATAAGAACAGAGAAGCCTTTATTAACCAGCATCAACTACCAATATCAGTAGGTTGACCTAGTTTAGCCATTTTACGCTTTGCGATAGGGCTTTTTCCTTTCTTCATTGCGGACAAACAAGCAGATTGCATTCTAGTACGATTAATCACTGGTCTTTTCTTCATATAATATGTATAGGTGACTAAATGAAAGAGCAAGAAAAAACACAAATACTACAGAAAATTAAGTTAATTGAAAATAGATTAGATTCCTTGGAAAGAGGAGTATTATTAGAAAAACAAAGAAGACTTATACCCACACTTAAAAAGTATTGGGATAGGACCTTCTCTACCCTATACTCTTTATTAGCTTCAACACAGTCAGGAACAACATTACTTCAACGAATGGTGATGTTCTTGGAAACCGTATACAGATGGGTGAGGTCTGGATTTAAGCTAGAAGATGAACTTTCCCAAATAGCGAGGATGGAAATGTGTAAAGCTTGCCCAGAGTTCAAGAAGGACACTACGCAATGTAAAGTCTGTGGATGTTTAATGTCCTCAAAGGTTAAGATCGCTTCGGCTTCTTGCCCTTTGAATAAGTGGTAGCAACAAGCTTCTTAGATCTCTTAAGGTTCTCCCAATACACACGAACCTTCTCTAAGCTTGCCTTTCTAAAAAAATTAGCATCTTTGTTTCTGTAAACCATTACATGAGTGGTCCGATTTTCTTATTGCGATTTATTAATCTATTTGCCCAGTCTACAGCCTTACTTCCTGGAGTTTGACCACCACCCTTAGCCGCTGCGGCAGTCTCTTGACCCGCCCGAGCGAGATCTGTGACTTCCTCCCCATATGCCCTATCCTCCCCTGGTGGCCCTTGTTTGGTTTTTCTAGGTTTTGATCTTCGGTCTGTCTTTTTTTTCGGGGTTGATTTGACCCATAGATTGACTAGCCTATCTTTAATTCCTTCGTTCATAGCTTTCTCCTTAATTGTTCCTGTAGTTCTGATTTCTACCTCTTTGGTCAGCATTGGACTTAGCTGCTTTAAGACCTTGGCCTGCTGACCCTCTGGTGCTTCTTCTTTTCTCAGGATATTTCGGAGTAATTTCAGGCGCAGACTTCCTAAGCATTTTTAAGGCAACCTCAGCTTCCCCATAATCCTGCTTATGGACTTTTAATCCTTGTTTAGCCGCAACATTTGCCAATCTAGCCTTTCTCTCAGGACTTAAGGCCCCACCCGCTGTTTCACCTGCTGCCCTTGCTCTCATATAAGTATCTACTTTCTTAGCTTGTATTTTAGCTCTTGTAATAGCAACCTTATTTTGACCAGCGGGAGAATCGGGGTCGTTTTCCCAATCATCTTGTTGCTCTGTAGCTTCTGGGTGTTTTCTGTTTTTTTCCAATGATTTATCTGCGGCAGCTATTTGTTTCTTTCTGTTTTGATAAGCCTTTAGAATTCTCCTCTTACCCTTCTGAGTATCACCGATCTCTGTTATTAGTCCTAGCATTCTATTATACATAAATTCTCCTTATAGGGCGACCGCCCTTTCCTTTACCACCACATCCTCACCTGTAAGCTTTGTTCATGATATCCGTCTCCCACCTGCGTTAGTGGCACCTTTAACTCTACCATACCTTGAAGGCGCACCACCCTTGTTAGTTGTTTTAGCATCGGTACGGGCACCACCAGAAGTAATTTCATCTGGTTTTATACCTCCCAAGATTATAGGAGTGCCTCCTTTAGAAGTCCCCGCAGCAGTCACAGAAGCACCTCCTTTAGTTACGGAACCTTTA